ATATAAATTTATATACTTTTATATAGTTAGTTAATTAGATTTTCGATTTCTATAATGTTTCAAGTGAAAAAACTAGTTTCGCACGCAATTGTACCTAAAAGAGCCACAGAAGGCAATAGAAACAGATAGAGGAGCAGGAGGGTTTGGTAGCACAGGATTATAAAAACTACTTGTGATATTTTCTACTCTTTTGTCGTTGTCGTTTGCTTCTCTGTCGTCGTTGTCGTCGTTGTCGTTTGCTTCTCTGTCGTCGTTGTCGTTTATGTTTACTTCCACCCAAAAAATCGTAAAAATCATCGCCCCTGTCCCTGTGTTGAGCAAGTTGTTCTCGCCAATAAGCAACATTAGCAGCATCCGCCGCCTCCGCCGCCGCTTGTTTTTTTTGTTTATTTACTAGTTGTTGTAGTTGTGAAACGTCCCATATCCTAACGGTGTTGTCGTTAGAGCCTGACGCCAAGTACTTCCCGCTCGAGTCGAACGCAACTGAATTCACGTCGCCCGTGTGACCTATCAGCTCGGCGACCTGCTGCTGCGTGCTAACGTCCCATATCCTCACGGTCCTGTCCCAAGAGCCTGACGCCAAGTACTTCCCGCTCGAGTCGAACGCAACTGACCTCACGATGCTCGTGTGACCTCTCAGCTCGGCGACCTGCTGCTGCGTGCTCACGTCCCATATCCTCACGGTTTTGTCGTAAGAGCCTGACGCCAAGTACTTACTGGCGAACGCAACTGAACATACTGGGTCGGGGGCTATCAGCACGGCGACCTGCTGCCGCGAAGGTGGTGTGTTGCTTTTTGTTTCAAAAAAACTAAAAAAGGAGGATGATGATGGAGGAGGAGCAACGACGTCCCATATCCTAACGGTATTGTCGTGAGAGCCTGACGCCAAGTACTTCCCACTCGGGTCGAACGCAACTGAAAACACTCGCTCCGTGTGACCTGTCAACTCGGCGACCTGCTGCCAAGTGCTAACGTCCCATATCCTCACGGTCTTGTCCCAAGAACCTGACGCCAAATACTTCCCGCTCGGGTCGAACGCAACTGACTGCACGGTGTCCGTGTGACCTCTCAGCTGAGCGACCTCCTGCATTGAGCTCACGTCCCACACCCTCACGGTTTTGTCGAAACAGCCTGACGCCAAGTACTTCCCGCTCGGGTCGAACGCAACTGACTTCACGTAGCCCGTGTCACCTTTCAGCTCCGCGACCTGCTGCCAAGTGCTCACGTCCCATATCCTCACGGCGCTATTGCTTAAGTCATTTGGCTCTAAGTAGCCTGACGCCAATTGCCCGCTCGTGTTGAATGCAACTGACATCACCGGCGCGCTGCAAATCAGCATAGCGACTTGTGGAAATGATACAACTGGTTCTTGTAGAACCACTTCACTCATTTTTTTTTATATATATATAATATATTGTATATAAAAGTATAAATATAAATTTATATACTTTTATATAATTAATTCATTTGCTTTAAAAATGTTTCAAGTGAAAAAACTAGTTTCACACGCAGTTGTACCTAAAAGAGCCACAGAAGGCAGTGCCGGATTGGACATTAGTTCATCCGTGGATGCAACCGTTCCGCCTCGAAAATGGTGCGCCATTTCCACTGGCATTTCCATCATGGTGCCAAAAGACTGTTATGCAAGAATTGCACCGAGAAGCGGACTAACGTTCAAATACGGAATCCAGGTTGGCGCCGGAGTCGTTGACAGCGACTATACGGGTGAAATAAAAGTTATCCTGTTCAACCACGGGGAATACGATTTTACAATAAAAGCAGGCGACAGAATTGCACAATTGATTTTTGAGAGAATATTCACAAATGAATTGGAAGAAGTTGAAGAGTTGGTAGAAACAGAAAGAGGAGCAGGAGGGTTTGGTAGCACGGGATTATAAAAACTACTTGTGATATTTTTTACTCTTTTGTCGTCGTTTGCTTTTCTGTCGTCGTTTGCTTCGCTGTCGTCGTTGTCGTCTGCTTTTCTGTCGTCGTTGTCGTTTGCTTCCACCCAAATAATCGTATGGTCCAGCTTTAGGGTTAGCAGCATAATATTTAGCAATATCTTCTTTCCAATAATTTTGTTGTTCTTTTAATCGTTGTTCTTCTATTAATTGTTGTTGTTCTATTTGTTGTTGTCGTTGTTCTTCTATTAATCGTTGTTCTTTTAATTGTAGTTGTTGTTGTCGTTGTCCTTGTAATTGTAGTAGTTGTTGTCTTGCGATTTCAAGCGATTGTTTAAGCGAATCAACAACTTGTTGTTCTTGAAGGGAATATACTTCCGTACCAGGTGCATATTGTTTTGGCACTTTAAGTCGTCCTTCACCACAATGTGTATACACCTTACGTTTTTGAAACAGAAGTAAAGTATTCATAAGATTTAAAAGTTCAAATTGAAGAAGAGCTGATAAATATTGTTCATCTATTTCACTTTCTTCATCTGTGTATGATTGCCACATATTAACAACAGGTGCTACTATACAATCAAAAACAAAATAAACAAAACTTTTTTTTACACAAGAAACGTCTCCGACTACAGCTGTCATTGCAGTCCAATCATGTAAATTTGAAGTTTGTATTTTTAAATATTTTTTTCCTTTGTCTCCATATTTAGTTTTCTCTGATTCCAAGTTTCTTGCTTCTTCACAAGGGAAATATTGAAGGATTTTATAATAGTGTTCAAACATTTCTTGGTTAAGAAATAGCGTTTGAAATTTATCTAATAAATCACCTTTAAATTCTGGTGTACCGTAAGCAACAAATGAATAATCAACACCGGGATTATTGGGAGGATAAAATATAGGAAATGTTGGTCTAACGCGTCCGTTTGGTAATGGCATCGCATAAAATTGGTTAAATTTTTTACATGTAATTTCAAAAGGGGTTTCTACAGGCATAGACACTGCCGCTGCCGCTGCCGCTGCCGCTGCACCTGCCGCTGCACCTGCATCTGAACCTTTTTTAAACTTTCCAAAAAATCCTTCCATCCTTTGTAATAATGTAATATTATTATTTTCCATTATGCATTATGAAACAAAGTATCGACCGATATTTTATAAGCTAAAGTTCTCTCATTCTTTTAATTTTGATTACTAAAAAAGAAAAAACATCATTTATATTTTTAATTATATTTTTCAATTGTAATACTCAATTTACACTCGTGGAATTTTTACTCCTAGAACACTTTGTATTTTATTCACGTGTGTCGCATTATAGACGCACGTTCCTCTTTCAATCTCAGAAACAATCGAAACCTCAAAATTGCATTTTTGTGCCAATTCCTTTTGTGTCATTTTTTTTTCGCATCTTGCGACACTAATAGCCAAAGAAGTATTTTTTGACACATATTTTGTTTTTTTCGCATCATCGTCCGATGCAGCCGCATAAACACCAACAGATGCCAACGATGATGAACTTGAAGTTGTTGCAGCTGTTGCCGGCCCTGTTTTTACTGCCGGTCTTTTATTAAAAACGACGGGTTCCCAATCTTGATGTTGTTGTTGTTTTGACATGTTGACTTTTTATTGTTGTTGTTGTTGTTGGTGTTGATACTTGATTATTTATTTATTTATAAAAATTCAATTTTATATAAATAAATTCAATATATATTTAATATATTTATAAACAAACTAATTAATTTATCCCCAAATTTGATACTCCTTTTCGAGTTTCACATTGTGCAACATGTTGAATGTTTTATTTTCGCTCGAAAAATAACTCGGTGTCAATATGCTCCAGTCTAAACCGTCGTCAAAAAGTGTTACCTTGGTGTATATGTATCCAATTAATGCGCTGCACCAAAAACGTGACGTTTTTTGCGGATTTGCATCCTTCTTATAATATGCGCTTATCCAGTCGGTTACCACGATGTCATACGGTTTATCATAAACCACTTTGTGAATTTCTTGCAATGTGTTCATGTTGAATAATTTATGATACTGCTCTTGCGATTCACATTTCAAGCGTCTTAGATATATTTTTCCCTCATATGTTTTCAAAAATTCATCAAACTCAACAAATTGAACACCGAACTTTTTTTTATTATCCTGAGGGTCAGGTGTGTCTGATATACCCGATGTCCAAACATACACACCCTTTAATTTCGGTGTTGTCATATCCGGGTCAACCACCACCATTCCGACGTGAGAATAGTCGCTTTGAGTCATGAATTTAATAAACCAGCTAAATACTCCCCACGAATTATGTTGCAAGTCGTCGCAGACCAACAAGTCTCCCGTTTTCAAGGTCGCCTTTAATGTCTTCAATTCATCAAAATCTAAATATTCCTTTTGATTCAAAACCTTCATTTCTGCTTCTTTTTTCATTTTATATTTGATTTTACTAATAATAATTATTATTTTTATTACTATTATTTTTATTATTTATAATTATTTATTTAAATAATTATAGTATATATATTCAAAGTTAAATTCATTTAATTAATCAATTATTTATTTATTACAAATGTCAGGTTTTTTTTCAGATATAATGACGGATATGAAGGGGATGGAGAATAATTTACTGGGTCCTGACTACTTGTATTGGAAACGCATTTTAAAACCATCCGATATGGGCATGTCGGACGATGGTAATTTTAGCACACTTGCCAATAACATTGGTGGATTGATTAATTATGTTGAAGTTATGGTCACTGGAAAGGGTGGTTCTACTACGGGCGGTCCTTTAGGTGACCAATTTTTTTTAAAAACGGGCGGACAGTGCACAGATGTTGCATCTGGTAATTTAGTCGACCGATATATTTATATTAATAATATTCCAAATGGAAATATTCCATTTATATCGTCAGGTCTAGGTGGAACCGACTTTACAGAATTTGAAGGTCTCATTCCCGGAACACTCGGTGATTTAGGAAAATTAAATCCGCTTGGTCTTTTCAAATCATTCATGATGGGCGAGAATCCGCCGTGTATGTCAGTGACCTTGACTACGGTAACTCCTGTAACTGACGGGAATGGCAATGACACCGGACAAAATAACAATGGGACTGAAACCAAATTCGTCGCAGTTGCCGATGTGACAAATATGGACCCGTGCTCGTTTCCAAGTAAAACAAATCCGGCAGACCCGACACAAACATGCTCTGAAACATTTGTAAATTCTGGATATGATTCTGATTCGTCGTCGTCGTCGTCATCGTCGTCGTCATCAAAACAAAAATCCAAATGTAAATATAAGTATTCAAATATTCCAAAAATAAAAAAATATCGAAAAAATAAAAACAAGAACAAGACAGGAAAAGCGACGGTACAAGATTTTTCAAAATTACCAGACGACTTGTATGTAAAAGCATTTTATGCTTGCATAAGCGTGTTTTCTCTCTATGTCTTGTATCGGTTCATTCAAAGATATCACAAGAAATAGAAATGGTAAAACAACTACTAAAGACAAAAAAAATACGGGAACTAGGGCTCGAACCTAGGACCTCGGAGTTATGAGCCCCGCGCGCTTCCTCTGCGCCATCCCCGTTGAATTACCACCCACAGGTATCGATCCTGTGCCTGCCTTTTAATGAGAAAGAGATAACCATCAAACTTTCGGACATTGTGAGTGTCTTGATTGTGTTCGACGATAAGCTGCCCGCCGTGAGAGTGGTTTTGGTGCTTGTGCTGTTTAGCCGTCGATTAGCTATGACGAGCAGCTTCTGTAAAGCTGCTGAATGATAAGATTCCCCCGACACGTTTCGATCGTGTGTCCTCCGGCTCATAAGGCGATAACCATCTGTTTTTCGGATTTTTGCAAATCTTGTTGGTAACTGACGGCGTTTTACGGCGCGCTTCCTCTGCGCTACGAGGGATGAAAATGCAAGGGACATGCTGTCCCCTCTGACCCCTCCCTTGCCCATATTTGAAGGGAGGGGTCAGAGGGGAACCCGTAGGTTCCCTATGGATACCGGCAACTCGTTTCGATCGAGTGACCTCGGAGTTATGAGCCCCGCGCGCTTCCTCTGCGCCATGCCGGTTAAAGTTGCTCTAAGGGGACATGCTGTCCCCTCTAACCCCTTGCCCATATTTGAAGGGAGGGGTTAAAGGGGAACCTATGGTTCCCTTTACTAGTGCCTTGATGCACCGGTGCGATGGATGTGATAGATGTCCCCGACAGGTTTCGATCCTGTGACCTTCCGCTTATAAGGCGATAACCATCTTCATTTCGGACTCTTGCGAGTCATAGTGACTGACGACGGTGTTGTAGACGCTCTGCCGCTGAGCTACAGGGACTTTATTGGAACGACCCCTAATATTTCTTTATTTTTTAAAGCTCTTATTCGAAAGCCTTTTTTTTGTGACTTGTCAAGATTCGAACCTTGGTTCCTTATCTTTGAACTCTGAAGGTTTCCTACTCGGCCATGCGCTCACACCCGCACATGCTTATGATAACATGATGTTTATTCATATATGAACATGATGTTTAATTTTATATTAGTATTTATAAAATAAATAATTAATTCCTCTTGTTTGTTCTTCTCTTGTTTCTTCTATTTTTATTTTTTTTTGACCTGTTTGCATTTCGTTTTTTATATTTTTTTCTGCTGCCACCACCTCCTATTACTCGTGACACTTTTTCATTTTGTGCAGATGCTAATTCATTGTTTATAAAATTATTATTATTCGAATATGAAAAATCTTTACCATCATTGTTTATTATATTACCTTCATCTTCAGTAACAGAAGAAACAACAGGAGAAACAACAGGAGAAACAACAGGAGAAACAACAGGAGAAACAACAGGAGAAACAACAGGAGAAACAACAGGAGAAGCAACAGGAGAAACAACAGGAGAAACAACAGGAGAACCAGTATCTACTAAAGTATCTTTTGTAAAATTATTATTCGAATCCAAATCGCCTTCAGCAGCAAGTGAAACAGGAGGAGAAGCTGAATCATTTGTAAACTCGCCTTCAGCAGCGGGTTCCGCAGGAGGAGGAGCAACTTGTTCATCGGAAACAACAACAGCAGCTTGTTCATCGGGAACAGCAACAGCAACTTGTTCATCGGGAACAGCAACAGCAGCTTGTTCATCGGGAACAGCAACAGCAACAGCAGCAGGAGCTTCTTCAGTGCCAGGATATTGCTCTAGTTCAAATCCACTAGTCCCATCGTCTCCTTGTCCTTCTACTGAAGCTGAAGTTGTAGAATCTTTTGTCCCAAACATATTTTTAATAAAACTCGGTGTTTCAAAAAAATCAGAAGAACCAGAGTCAGCTGGCTGCTTAATATTGGCATTACACTTCTTTAACTGGTCTTGACAATAAGCATCATCTTTAACCGTTGGTTTAAACATATCAACAATAGAAAAATCATCAAATAAACCACCTCCGTTCATCTGGCGTCGACGCTGACGTTGACGACGTGTCCTGTTATGTTTTGCTCTTTTATTTTTTTTAAAGGTTCTTGATGCCATTGAATTAATAATACTTGTATATAATTATAGTATATTATTATTTATTTATAAAAAAAATAATAACTTAAAATAAATAAATATTAAAAATATTTATTATTTATTTTACATTTTCAACTATGGGGCGAATATTTGACGATTTCCTATACTTGTATAAGTTGACCCCCCCCCTGACTTGAATGAATTATTTGCGCCCTTCTTTTTTGGCGCCACACACCCTCCGGCGCGACACCTTCGAATTGCAATATTTCGACTAGTTGTGTCGTTGCTTTTAAAAGACATGGGCGCCGTTTTTGCTAAACCAACCTTCATGCTCCCTCCACCTATTGCATTATTTTTCAAGCGCTCAATTCGCTGCGAGCTGTCTTGCGGAAATGATATAGGCTTTCCAACCAAACCAACCCGTTTGTGAGGCGGTATTTGATTAAAAGCGATTCCAAAATTTCCACGCACATTTCCGGCAACCTTATTGTCTGTGTTATTTGGACCATTCGGGATATTTGGACCATTCGGGTCCCCCTTGGTTTGAACAAATGCGCGACGACCCATTGCAAAAACGCTGTCGTTTGATGACGGATAAAATTGTTGCGGCATTGGATTCACGCTAGTGAGTGTTGCATTATTTCCGCGCTGTTTTATCAGCACGTGATTATCCGGAGGACCGTTGAAATTATACTTTAATTTAAATGCCATTATTGGATATATAACTTATTATGATATAATATATTATGCTTAATTAATATATTGTATTTTGAATTTATAATTTTACATCATTATAATATTTGTTGTGTGAATTAAATGTATATCAATCAAATATAAATTATACAAGCACGTATAAACTCAACGCCTTCTATATAGCTTGCAATAATTCTATGCGCTCCATCTAACAAGACATATTTATTATTTTTATAAAGTAACCAAATAGGATTAATGGTGCCGTTTTGTTGCTTTATTTGGTTTTGATGATACTCAACACTACTTATATCAGCATTTCCGCGCGGTCTGTCATCTAGCGGATACGCCTTCACAGCAGATTCTTTCAACCTGACAGAATTAAAATTTTCTATGCCATTATTTGCAAATGTGGACAACGGAATTTCAACTAGTTTGGATTTCAATATATGCGCTAAATGCGCATCTTGTTTATTTTCAAATAGTTTCATACTTACCGATGTTGAAACCGAATCTCTCATATTTTGCATTCAAATGTAATTCTTACATGAAATAAATAAAAAATTAACAATTTTTACACTTATTTGTTACACTTATTAAAAGCGCCTGATTGCTCTAAATGCAGACTGCGAGCCACTGTTCAAGTTTCCACCATTGCTCGCATTATTGTAATTGCGATTAACCGCCTGAAGCTTCTTAAATGTGATATAATCTGAACTGTCGTACACATATTTCACATTGCACGTTGACGACGGAATGCCAGTGTTATCTGGGCGAGGTTGAACTGCACCTGCCATTGATTTCCATCCAGTTAATCCACCCCTTAAAGAACTAATCTGTGTCGAACCGCCCGAAGTGTAATTTTTACGATTCAATAAATCGCCGGCATTGTTTACCGCGCGAAACGGAGTTGCAGCCACTGTCAAATTTTTCACAGTTCCACTCGCAGCTGCACCATTCCACGCCTCTCTCAGCGTTACTCGCGGCATCTCGCGCTCGCTTCCGCCATCCGGACCACCGCTTCCGCTTTTGCCAGCTCCACCACCTATCAATTTCGCAGAAAAGCCGTTGAAAAAACCTCCTAAAATCATTTTCATCTTGTTTACTATTTATTCGTATATTTATTATAATATTATATTATAAAATTTATAAAATAATAAAATGAAATGTTGAATAATTAATTTATAAATTTCATAATATAATATATAATATATAATATGAATAGTCTTGAAAAAAAAGAAACAGCAGCAGCAAGAACAGAAGAAACAACAGCAGAAGAAACAGCAACAGCAGGAGCAGAAGAAACAGCAGCAGCAGGAGCAGAAGAAACAGCAACAGCAGCAGCAGAAGAAACAGCAACAGCAGCAGCAGCAGCAGCAGGAGCAGAAGAAACAGCAAAGTTCCAATTACTTGATGTATTAGAATCAATGACTAGTTGTGTATCTGTTGGAGTGCTGGCAAAGTTAATGCCGGTATCGAAGATTTTTAATACTGCACTCAAAGAAAAACTTACTCCTGTTCACATAGAAGCCATGGAAGCCATGAAGGCCGAAATTTTAGAAAAAAAAAAAAAAGTAGATTTTATATGTGCTGCACGACGACTGTTAGAATATGATTATCAATTTAAACCAAAATATTGTGCTGGAGTTACACCTGGTAATTGTGATTTGATTAGACGTCTTTTAGTTTTATTTGTAAAAAACTGTGATGGTTTACCCATTGAAAAATTTAATAAACTATATGAAAGTCGACAGGTTGATTTATTATTTGATATATTAAAACCGCAAAGTCCACAACCGGAATCAAGGGATCGTTTATGTTCACTTTTGCGTGAACCTCCATCAGTTTTCACTAGAGGAGCAATTGTTAAACTTGGCCCTAGTAAAATTCTTGGAAAAATTTCTAGTGTAACGCTTACGGGCGAGCGTGATAAGGGCAAACGTGAGAATGGGCATCTTACTATCGAATTGAATGAAACCGGAAGTTCTGTTAATGTCGGTTTTGATGAAGTGGAAAGTTTAACGTTGAATGGTACACAACTAACCGATTTAGACTTAGATGGAATTGAAATGATGAGAAATTTAGGAGAATTGAATTTAGAAAATAATCAACTTGAATGTTTACCACCATTATTCAAGGTGAGAACTTTAAATGTATCTAATAATAAAATTAAATTTTTAACAAAATGTCGTTGTGATAGTTTAACTGGTAGCCATTTTGATATATATTCTATAAAAGGACTAGAAGAATTACTTGTGAATAATAATCAAATAACCTCTTTAGAAGGAGTTATATTCTATGCTCGTTTAACGAGGTTAGAATTGAGTGGAAATCCATTAACCTGTTTAGATAAAACTGTATTGCCGATTAGTTTAAATGTTTTCGAATTGGATGCTCAAAATGTAACCTCTTTAACAGATTTTGAAATACCGACTCATTTATTGCCGTCATTGAACTTTGCTCCTGGTGTATTATCAAAATATGTTACTATAACAAAAAACACAGATAACATTTTCTACAGAAACAAAGGCAGGACAATAACTATGTTTTTACTTAAACCAGCCCGGGAAAGTGACAGTCACGGTGGGGCGGCGGGTCATGGTGATGACAAGGAGTACGCCCAAGGCAATACCTCTGGACGCAGTCTAAGCCACCGAGGCCGCGGAAACAAAAGTAAAACGAGACGACGACAACGACAACGACAAAGTAAACGCAACAAATTGCAACGTAAAAATAAATATTCTCGTCGACGACAAAGTGCCAAATCTAAATCCAAATAAGTAAAAAATGTATAGACTGCAGACGATGAATATTTTAATATATTATAAAAAATTGATTTAATAAAATAATGTCATGATTTATTACATACCATACACAATGCAAGCAATGATTGATTTCAATTTGGAACACGTGGTTCTTGCTCTCGAAGACGTTGATAAAAAAATCATGGATGTTGAAGATGGTTATACCCTTAAATATGATGTAGAAACTAATCATGGTTTTGCAAACATTCAAATGAACGAAGACGCATTATTGTTGCAAGGTGTAATGCTGTTCGACATTTGCCACATTCCAAAAGACAGCGTTCAAACAACTGTCATGATTTATAGGGATAAAAAAAGTGCCGTTTTGCACTGTGAAACGACAGGAAACAATGATTTGGCAAATTTAGTAGTAGAAGAGATTTTACAACGGTATTATGCCATCCGACAATAAAAATAAAATATTTTCATACAATATAATAAATTATTTGAAAACTTATAATGGTTTGCATGAAAAGCTGCATCATTGCAACAATGTTCATCGTTGCAATGATTTTCACCATGTACAATTCAGACAGCACGTTGTCTATCCAACAATTTACGGCCGTTCTCTCCACAAAACAAAAAGCAATCTATAAAAAGATTGCAGACGAACGTCGTCAAATTTATTTCAAGGGATTCGGACTAGGACTTGTCTTGTCCTTTTTATTCTTGTTCTGGAAAAGTGCAACGAAAAATTCTTACAAAATAAATCGGTTTTCAACAATATGCGTAGTTGGCGCAATAACCTTTACAACTAACTATTTTTATTACATGCTCTCTCCAAAAAGCGACTGGATGATACTTCATATTGACGGGGACAAACAGAAACAGGCGTGGTTGAGCGTATATAAGAAAATGCAATACAATTATCATTTAGGCGCAGTTTTAGGACTTGTGGGCGCGTTTTTTATTGCCAATATGTTTTGCGACTAATACTTCTTTCATGATTCCAGGATTATATTTTCATTATAAGTTTGTTAAGAAGAGAGAAGAGAGATAATTGAATCAAATAAATAATAATAAAATATAATATTACTATTTATTATTATATATATATATCATCTCTCAATAAAATACACAAATAATTATGAGCGATTTAGATACAACATTTAATAGTACGGGTTTTGCTATCACAAATTTTTTTAATAATGTAGACGAAAATTGGTGTCGAGGAATCGCGCTACAACCTGACGGAAAGATTGTTATGGCAGGCGATTCAGTAGATACAACTGGCAACAAGGTAATAGCGCTTTGTAGATATGACAGCACTGGAACACTTGATGCTACATTTGGAACAAATGCAAATGGTAAAGTTACACAATTAATTATTCCACCCTCGTCTTCGTCATCTTCAATAGTTGTTTACAGTTTAGCATTACAACTAGATGGAAAAATAGTTGTTTGTGGAGAAGATTTAGATGCGAACAATTTCACACAAATGGTCGTTGCAAGATTCACTTCATCTGGAGTATTAGACACAAATAATTTTGCATCGCCTGATGGATACAAATATGTAACACCGACAATGTTTAATGCAGCGTATACTCCTCTAAATTTTGATAATGCTTACGCGAGACATGTTGCAATAGACACTGCAACAAATCCAAATACAATAGTTATAGGCGGGCATGTAAGAGCAACCAATAATATACTATATTTTTCTTTGGTAAAAATCAATTTATTAGGTGCTATGAACAGTTCTTTTGGAATAAATGGGTTACTTGCAAAAAATTTTAGCAACGGACAGTTAAATGAATTAGGCAATTATGTAAAAATTCATAATGGAAAATATTTATTGGGTGGTTACCAGAATTCTTTAATGGCTGTGGCTAAATTTGATACAAATGGTAATGTAGATAATGCGTTTGGAACATCTGGGATATCAGTTATTCCAAATTTTGCTCCATCATCATTAGATGATGTATCTAGTATAGCAATTCAACAAGATGGAAAAGTTGTTTTGGGTGGAACCTCTTATATTAACGGAATAGCATGTTATGCTCTGGCTAGAGTGTCTGACACTACTGGAAGTATAGACACAACTTACGGTGTAAATGGAAATGGAAAAGTATTAACAAATTTATCACCAACTGAGTTGACTGGACTAACAATTGGTATTCAAACTGATGACAAAATTGTTATGGGTGGTTATTTTTATGAACCTTCTAGTATTGGACAACCTGGTAGTTTTTCTCTAGCTAGATATGACATAAATGGTTCATTAGATGTGACATTTGGAATGAATAATAATGGATTAATCTTAGAAGACATTATTCCTGGAATGCGCGAACAGGGGTACTCACTAGCTATACAAAATGACGGGAAAATTCTTTTGGGTGGTGTAATGGGTACTTTTGATGATAATATTGATAAATATTTCATTTTAGCAAGATATTTGTCTAGTCAAGAACCGTCTCCGCCGACACCCCCCGCCGAACCAACGACAGTATGCATCAACACTTGCAATGACCGAAATAACAAATGCACATATTCAGACTACTCCACTTTTTTGAATTCTAAAACAACGTGCAGACCAGTAAATCAAAAAACGTACAAGTCATATTCGAGTGGTGGATTCAAGGGAAGTAAAGGAAGTCCCAATTCATATTTGAACTCAATATCCTCAAAATTTTGCGCAAACTATGCCGATACAACTGAAACGAGCCCATATCTACGATACAGCGACCTTTCAAACTGTTGTAAATTTGTCTGTAAATCATTTACATCCACCATACCATCGTCATCATGTTCTCCATTTTCACCCAACTTTACAATTAATTATAATGCATTATTACAGTCAAACGATAATTGTCCATTAAATAATTCGATAGATACATATTTTTCTCCAGTCATTAGTCAGGGAACTCCGCCTGGCGGAGTTTTTACAATAAGCCAACCAGGCATATCTGGTATAAATACTCTCTTCACAATCGACTCATCTACAGGAGTTGTTACGATTCCTGCTAATACTAGCTCTGGACCAATAGCCGGAGAGTATACTATCACTTACACCGTTTGTGGATACTTTATCCAATGGACAGCATTCGTAACAGACTGTTAACAAAAAAAAATAAAACTAAAATTCTACATTTATATTTTCTACACATTACAATAAATATTTTATAATTGTATAAATATTTATTCCACATTTATTATTTATTTTATTTACTATTCCGTCATGATTCTCGGCGCGATATTCATCGTCTGCAGTTCTTGAAACAGCAACTTGCATGAATACGGAATTTCAACCAGCGCAAAATCTGTCCGGTTGTCGCACATTTTGCAGCAATGAATGCCCAACGCGTCGTTGAATGCTGCGACCATTCCGCACCTGGAACACACGTGCACCTGGTATTTATCTGAAACATCGTAGAGTCGCTCGCGCGTGAATCGCGCAGCCCCGTGTGACACCATGCAATTGTGCGCAACGATTCCATTCGCAAGAAATGAGTGTGTGTCTTCCACGCTAATGTCATACACGTGCTGCGGTCCGATATTGATTCGCGACACAACCGTTAAATTCATTGTGGGAAGTGAGGCGCTTTCGCGATGCACGCCATATGCTGTAGTAGCGGTGTCATAATCTTTAATATCGTCATCAATTATACCTTCTCCTTCATTAAATACTTGTTCATTCATGTGGTCGTGGTCATCCATTTTTTTGGGTTCAATATCATCACTTAGAAACCAGTCTAATGCTCCGATTTTCTCCATGAATTGCTCCGCCGTTGGAAACGACTTGGACGTGAATTTGCCAAACTCTGTACCTTTAATCAAATGGTCGGTAATGTCGTGCGTGCTTGGAATGGCATATTCATGAAGCAATCCTTCCGCTTTCTTCAGCTCTTCAACTGCCTTGATAATGGCACTCTTTGTGGGCACAATCTTGTCTGGATTCTTCGATTTAATTTCCTTGAAATGCGTTATTTCATCAACACGATTCACCAGCCAATTGTGTTGGCGGCAAACTTCTTCACGCAATCGGCGATAGGATACACCGGCTTCAAGACGCTGGGATTTATGGCAGCAATAACGAAACCCGATTTTTTCAGAGAATGGAATAAGTTGTTCAATCGGGAGATGAAGCGTCAACTGAAAACTCCGGTTCGTTGCATCGCTCTTATCTTTTAATTCAAATTTCTTCTTGGAGCATGACGTTTCTCTTGGGTTTTGAATTGTTGTATTATGAATACCACACTTTGCAAGTAATTTTTGCATATCTTCAAACATTTTTTGCAACGATTCGCGATGCTCGTGTGTTTTCGATTTTGAAAATGAAACGGATGTCATAACGTCGCGCTTTCCCCTATGCATTCCAAGAACACATGTGTGTCCGTCGCCGCCAAACATTCCGCCGAGAAATTCACGAATAACAGGGCGAGGACACTTCTCATCCAAGATAAAATCAGGAAGTGTTCCTGGTTGATATATTTTTCTTCCGCGCAATATTCCACCAAGTTGAAGAATATCATCAAGAAACTCACTCGGAATATTAACAAAATAGTAATTTTTTGTTTTATATTTCATCTGGTTGATTTCGCAAAACATGGTTATATCACCAAGCAATTGTTTAACATCAATTACATGTCCAAGTGAAACTGATGCCTGTTTTCGTGTTCCGTCTGCACTAATGCTTCCATCAGTAATCAAAAGTCCAAGTATGCGTGCAAATGCAAGTGTTCTCATATATTCATTATAAGTATCCGTCCTGAGCGTTCGTGTTCCGAATGAAAGCATCCAACCGCCGCATTCCGCAATTTCATCCTTAACTTTCATTAATGGATAAGTGACGCTGGTTTTAACCTTTGTTTTATGAAGTTCAAGGTCCTTTACTTTCACCCATATGTTATCACATGTTAATACTGGGTGGTCTTCGGTGCATATAAGTTTCCTACCATCTTCAAATGTTAGCTCAACACAATCGCGCATTCCCTTATCCATAAATGCACATTGTTTAGAAGGAATCATCCCATTTTTGCTCTCACTCCACCCAAGAACATATCTTTTATTAATATCCATTTCTTCAATCATTACGGACAGCCCGCATCTTAGAGAAACGGGTGTGTCTCCCCTAGCACAGTCCTTTTCCATTTCTCCAAATCGTAACCCTCCGTCTCGCGAGCGGCCTTCCGCAGGCTGACGCGTAAGATTTACCATTGGACCGATTGACCTACTGTGTTGTTTATCGTTGACCATGTGTTTTAGGCGCTGGTAGAATGCGGGACCGATGAAAATGTCTGAATCGATTTGTTCGCCGGACAGGCCGTTGTATAAGACTTCATTCCCGTTATTTTCGTAGCCGAGCTTTAGGAGTTCGTTGCGAATGGTGTAAACGTCGAGTTCTCCGAAGGATGTTCCGTCACCGAAGAGGCCGAGTTCTAAGAGGATTTTCCCGAGGAGTGTTTCTTTGAGTTGGGCGATTGTCATACGAGACGGAATGGCGTGGGGATTAATGATGATGTCAGGGCGCTGCCCGCTCTTTGTGAATGGCATATCCATTTCCGGAATAATGTTGCCAATGGTTCCCTTTTGCCCGTGACGACTACTGAGTTTATCCCCGATGACCGGCTTGCGAAACGTGCGAATGCGGACTTTGCAAATGACGTATCCGTCCCCGTTTCGCTCCGTGTAATTCTTGTCGACGTAAGAGTCTTCTGTTGTCCTGTGCATTTTACTGGCGTCTTCGTATTTGATTACTTTTGTGTGGTCATTCCTGTTTTCCTTGATGGGCATTACCTTTCCCATAATAATGTCGCGATTTTCAATGACGGAGTTTTCCGGAATAACGCCCTTGCTATTCAGTTTCGAATAATTTCCAAACTTCATTCCTTTTGTTTTTGTGGAATCTGGCCTGCATCGAATTTCCTCGTCGCCGTTGATTTTCTTGTCCTCATCCTTTTCAGTGTGATAAATGGTCGCGCTGAACAAACCGCGGTCGATTGCGCCCTTGTTTACAAGGATGCTGTCTTCTTGATTGTAGCCGGTATAACTCATAATTGCAACGATGACGGGTGCGCCGGATGGAATCTCGTCGAGCTTTATCATGCGCATGATGCGGGTATCAACCAGCGGACGCATCGGATTGGATAGCACATATGCCGTCTTGTCCATCCGGTTGTAAAAGTTCGTCACGTACATTCCCATCGCCTGCTTACCCATGGCACATTGATAGGTATTTCTGGGTGACTGGTTATGCTCTGGAAACGGGATGCACGATGCCAAGATTCCAAATATGGTGCTCGGGTGAATTTCGCAGTGGGTATAATTGTAGTTGAACTGTGAACTCAAGTTCAACCCATTCTTCAAATCTATGCGTTTCATTGCAATCATGCTGAAATTCTGCTCCTCCGGGTCAATATATTCAATGATTGCATCGTCAATTCTGCAATCAGTTACCAGGTCATCCCACGAGATTTCTCGACGGTCCAATTTGCACAGGACATCCGACGTGATGAATGTGCGATTATTCTTCACGCGCAAAACCGGACGCATAATTCGCCCCGAGTCATTGCAAATTCGAATTTCCTTGTTTCGAATGTCAAAGACAACCGACGTGTAAATATTGATAATGCCCTTGCTCTTCTTATCCTTGAATGCATTATAAAGTTCAACTGGATTTCTACTTATTCCTACCCACGCGCCATTCACAAATACCTTTACTGCATCAACGAGCTCGCCGCAATTTGCGATTGTGTCAAGAGACTGAATATGCGGTTCAACCTGCTTATGAAGCGAATCGGCGTGACTCGGAATGGTAATGTGAGACATGTAGCTGATATTTTTCACGACACCAACGCTTGCACCTTCTGGAGATTCCGCAACGCACAAAAACCCCCATGTAGTATTGTGAAGCTTGCGGGGTGGAATTAATTTCCCACTTTTGTCAATCGGTGTATTAATGCGACGAAGGTGGCTCAAACTCGACACATATGTCAAACGATTCAAAACCTGGGCGACGCCCACCTTGTTTGTGTTGACATTTTTAATTCCAAAATCGCCGGTGGACAGAGCGCGCTTGATTCCATTTTCAATCGTGGTTGACTTGATGATTTTATAGACATTCGTCTTGTTGAGAATGCTTAAATAATCTTCAGTCGACTTCCACGAACCCGTATTGATTTCTCGAATCACCTGTTTGCTCATGTCCTTTACCACCTTGTTGAAATAATTCCGGAACAAATTGTTGAGAAGAACACCCGTCAAGTCGATGCGCTTGTTCATATATGAGTCGCGGTCATCTTGTTTGGTTAATCCCAAACTGCATTTAATAACTCGCGAAACCATGTAGCCCAAATAATAAATCTTTTGCGCCTGAGATTTGCAGTGGGGAAACAAATCAGAATTCAATATTTCAATTGCAAAATCGCGTTTCTTTTTTGCTCCCGTTTCTTTGTCCATATTCAAAGGGGTATACATGACAATGGACGTGATTTGGCGCATTGCGTCCTCGTGGGTGAGAACTGTGTTGGCATCAATGACCGATGCGCGAAGCGCCGTGAGTATCGCTTCATTATTTCCTTCTTTATTTTCAATGTCAAACACCACCTTTTCGCAAATTTCCTTGTCCGACAATACAGAAAGCGCGCGAAACAAAACAAACAGCGGAACCGGTTGTTTGACACGCGGTATTTGAACGTAAATTGGAAATCCAAACCCATTATTCTTGCTGGCAATCATCATGTTGATTTGTTTAGGAGAAATGCATTTGTAATCGGGGACAGATTTTACTTCCGCCAGCCACGTCCATTTTGTGTTTCCTTTAGAAACATTGTAACAAAATACTTTATTTTCAGCCGCCCTTTCTTGACCAAGAACCGTCTTTTCGCTTCCATTAATAATGAAATAACCTCCCGCATCATAAGAGCACTCCCCCGTTTCAACGTGATTGATGTGAGCGTATTGATTCAAAATGCAAACGGACGATTTCAACATGATTGGCATTTTGCCAATGTGAATATTCGGCAGCACCTTGTGAAACGTTTGCACATTTTCAAGTTGTTCTCCTGACCGAACAATATATTTTATATTTGCATCCACTGTCATTGTAGATGCATATGTAAAATTTCTCAACCGGGCTTCTTGAGGAAACATGAGTTTCGTAGCGCCGTTGTTTTCGTGAATTTGAGCACGATAAAGATGAAATTTATCAAATTTTACTTCAATTTCTAATTTATACCTTCTTGTTTTTTTGTCAAAATCCTGCTCTGATGCAATCATCACCGGATTAAACATTCCAATAGTTCTCTCGATTTGAACGTTTACAAAATCATTATATGACTCTATTTGATGCCTCACCAACCGCTTCAAATGTTGGTCCTCAAAATATGAACTTATAATTTTCCAAGGGGCTTCCGAATAATCGGGGCGAGTATCATCATAATCATCGTATTTTGCATCGCTGCCCCTGAGGGAACGTAGTTCCCCCACACCCCCTCCTTTTACAGAGGGGGTCGTAGGGGGGTGCTTGTCGCCCCCTACCTCTTTCTCTTTATTATTTACCACGTGTGAAGCAGAAGCCATCTTATAATAATTATTTTTGACTAGTTTATAAATCAATTTATATTTAAATCTTTTATGGAATATATATAATCATTTTATTTACAACTATTTATTTTTTATTTAGTGTGTAGAGATAGAGAGATAGAGTGAAGTGTGTGTATAATTCAATGTTTTTTTTATATAATAAATATAATATCAATAAGACAATATTTATTATATAAATATTAACAAACAATACTAATAAATAATAATAATAAAAAATAAATGACAGAATCAAAAACAGAAACAAAAAAAAAGGTGATAACAATTAATCGCGAACATTTAAATCCAGCAGCGTCTTCACAAAAAAGAAACAGTTCTGTAAAAAAAAATAGGAAACTTCCCGGGTTTATCAAACCAAGCGAACTAAAAAATAATTTAATCAAATTATTGAAGCAAAAAAGAGAAGAAACCAAAAATACAACAAATGAATCTGCCGCCGTCTCTATAAAACTTCAACTCGATGGCGGCGGCAAACACCGCCCCGCTCAAAGTGAGCAGCAGCCTTTCAATAGAAAAAAATATACCGATATTTTTTCAAAAGATTTTGACGCATCACTTGATTATTTAAAAACATTCAAAAAAAATACACATTCTTCAACTCGAAAACACCAACAACAACAACCACAAAACGAACAACTTGGTGTAAATAATTTTCAAAATGCCATACTAGATGTTCCATCTGATTTAACTCCAATTTCATTGAATATTCCAGGAATGAACGTTGAATATGAACAATTGCCCGGATTACCTGCATCACCTGCACCACCCCCTCCCAATTTGCAACAACAACTGCAACAACTGCAACAATCTTTATCTAATTTAAATTTAAATGTAGTTCCGCCTCCTCCACCACCTCCCTTGTTTCCCACAATACCACAACCACAGCATAGGCCGCCACCACCACCGCCTCCGCCGCCTCCTCCGCCGCCTCCTCCTCCGCCGCCGCCTCCGCCTCCGCCACCGCCACCGCCGCGTTCGTCTTTGAAATATGAAAAATATAGTGATACCGCTGCAAATGATGACAATGATGCAAATGATAACAACAACAATAATGCAAATGACGACAATGATGATTCAAATTCCAACGCTTTTCAATTTAAACCAAACGATGTTCCATATGGAGCATTAAAGGGCGGAACAAAACCATCCTACAGACAATATTATAATAAAACATTGAAAAAACATTCATTCAATCTTAACAACAGTGGCAGTAACAATGATAATAATAAAAGTAATCAAAGTAATCATCTAAAAAAAACAAATCATAAAAAAATGAAAAAACCACAGCCGAGAAAAATTAAACAAGTTCGAAGAAAAACCACAATTAAAAAATATAAACTTGGAAAACATGGTAAAACAATAAGTATTCTAATTAAAAATAATAAAACCAGAAAAATTATTCAGAATGCGCAACGCGAATTAAAAAATGTTCCAATTCATGATGTGAAAAATCTATTAATTAAAAATAATCTTTTGAAACTTGGGTCGACAGCTCCGTCTAATGTTTTACGAACAATGTTTGAAGAGTCCAATATGGCGGGTGAAATTCTCAACACGGGTGGTGACACATTTATGCACAACTACATGAATGAAACAAATGAAACAAGGAAATTTTAATTCTGCCATCATCCATATTATATATTGAAACAACTTAGATTCATGCGCGTAATTATAATAGCTTTTACACAAAAAAACATCATTCATCAATGGCATTAACAGACGAGTATTTTCGATTGTCTAATCAATACGCGCACAAATATGGAACAAGGACGATTTTATTAATGCAGGTGGGTTCATTTTTCGAATGTTATTCAAAAACAGATTCGGCTGGTAATATGACAGATGCGAATATGAAAGAATTTTGTTCCACTTGCGATTTGAACTGTTCAATTACAAATGGCAGGTGCATGGCAGGGTTTCCGTTTTCCTGCAATTTCAGAGATTATAGTTTGGAGAGATATGTGAAAAAGATGCAGGAGCTAGGTTACACTATAATTGTCTACGTGCAAGACGGTCAAGGTTCAAATACAACGCGAAGTTTGCATTGTATTTATTCACCGGGCACATTTTTCTCAAATGATTCTGAATCCGCAGTATGTTGTCTCTCTAATAACACGTGCTGTTTTTGGATTGAACGCGTCAACATGGGGTCCGTGGGTTCAAAAATTATCATCGGCATGTCAAACATCGACATTTATACCGGAAGAACGACATGTTTTGAGTACGAATCTGAAATAAATGCGCGCCATAATCAAACAACGTATGATGAGTTAGAGAGATTTATTTCTTCTTTTCAACCCAATGAAGTCGTTATTATTTCCAATCTCTCTGCAAATGATATTCAAGACATTATTAATTTCGCAAACATTCGCGCTTGTGCCAACCCGATTCACTTGATTGATATTATTAATGTTGCAAATTCAGCACAACCACACCCATTTTATGTTCAAGCAAAAAACTGTCAAAAGCAAACATATCGCAAAGAAATGTTGGGAAAGTTTTTTTCGTTTAATGTGTGCAATTCCATTTTTCAATCTTATTCCGCGTATGAATTTGCAATTCAATCATTCACATTTCTTCTTCACTTCATGCATGAACACAATCCGCATTTAACGCATAAAATAACAGAACCTGAATTTGAAAATAAAACAGACCGAATGGTTCTAGCAAACCACACGCTTGAACAGCTTAATATAATTGATACTGTTGGCTCCAAAATGGGAAAATGCTCGTCAGTGTACCGTTTATTGAATCATTGCAAAACGCCAATGGGAGCAAGGCGATTTTATTACCGACTGTTGCACCCTTCTTTCAACGTGGCTGCAATTCAGCGGGAATACGACATTACAGAATACGTACTTGGATTGTCAGCAGCAGACACCACAATAAAAAGTAAAAAGTATTTGAGTTGGAGAGCGGCGCTCGAAAATGTCAAAGATGTTGAAAAACTGCATCGTAAGATTTATTTGGGAAAGATTTATCCGAAATCTCTCCACGTTCTTTATACAAGTCTTGAAATTATAAATGAAATGTATAAAGGTGTCAAATGCGACCAAACGCTGCTGAAATATGTAAATGCGGATGCGTATCCAGAGAGAATCACAGAATTCTGTGCAAAAATAAAAAAAGAAATTGATTCGCATTTTATTATTGAAAAATGTAAAAACATAGATTCTCTCGACTTTGATTTAAAATATGAAGATTGTTTTATTCAACCAGGAGTGAGTAAAGAGCTCGATGCCACGTTTGTTGCGCACGAAGACGGGTTTTCAATTTTTGAGTCCATTCGCGCGCACTGCAACGAGCTGATTGCGCTTGGAGAGAAGTCTTCATCTTCCAAAGAAAAAGAATTTGTAAAAAGGCACGAAACTGAAAAACTAGGACTAAGTCTTCAAACGACCGACCGGCGCAGCAAAATCCTTCTCGACCAAATTTCAAAACGAGTCAAGGCAAAACAGTGCGTTTCCACATTGAGTTACAAATCAATTGATTGCGGTACATTGAAAACATTCGATTTTGACCTATCGTTGTTACAATTTGTCAAGGCGGGAAGCAGCACTGTTACGTTTATTCATGAAAAAATACACGGCGTGTGTAGCTCCATTAGTCAAACGAGGGGTAAAATTCGGGATGAAATCGGGGTTGTTTTCGGCGCATTTGTGGTCGGTTTAAAGGAATATCAAGAGTCATTTCAAACGATTATTTCATTTGTGACTGATGTTGACTTGATGCAAAACCAGGCGCACATTGCGTGCACGTACAAGTATTGCAAACCCGCGATAAAACAAAACAGCGGTGAAAAAGAAAAAAAAACAACAGCAGCCTCATTCGTGGACGCGCGCGACATTCGCCACTGTTTAATCGAGCAAATTAATGAGGACGAGCTGTATGTTTGCAACGACATTTCGCTAGGACTCGGTGAGCGCGGCATGCTGCTTTACGGAACAAACGCCGTGGGTAAAACGAGTCTCATTCGCGCTGTAGGAATTTGTATCATTATGGCTCAATCCGGGCTATATGTTCCGTGTTCATCATTTACGTATTCTCCCTACACGAATGTCATGACGCGAATATTGGGAAACGATAATTTATTCAAAGGCATGTCTACATTCGCGGTGGAAATGTCGGAACTGCGGGTTATTTTAAAATGCGCCGACAAAAACAGCTTGATTTTAGGAGACGAGCTGTGTTCAGGGACAGAAATCGACTCGGCAATCAGTATTTTTGTTGCCGGTTTACAAAAGCTGCACGCGCTAAAAAGTTGTTTTATTTTTGCCACCCACATGCACGAAATTGTTGACTACGAAGAAATTGCGCAAATGCAACATGATGGCGGCGGCGGCGGCCTTGTTACAAAACACATGGCAGTAACATATGACAGGGCGCACGACGTGCTGATATATGACCGAAAGTTGCGCGACGGAGCTGGACCGAGCATGTACGGACTGGAAGTGTGCAAGTCGCTGCACTTGCCCGACGATTTCTTGAAAATGGCGAACGACATTCGGCTGAAATATCGCGACAAAAAACAAGCCGGAGATTTAAATTTTAAGCCGAGTCACTTCAACGCGCATAAAATAAAAGGAATGTGCGAATTATGCAAACAGAACTTGGGCGAAGAAGTGCATCATTTGCAGCACCAAAAAGAAGCCGATGAAGCGAATTTTATTCAGCATTTTCATAAAAATCATCCTGCGAATTTGATGACAGTTTGTGAGTCGTGCCATTTAAAAATGCATGAAACGGGTGGCGGTGGTGGTCAACAGTTGAAGCGCGTTTTAACGACGGGTGCCGACGGATATATTCTTAGGGAAACAGGGTTCCCCTGAAACTAACTTTAACGAATGGGCAAATAATATGTAACATACCTTATAAATATTATATTTCATATATATATACAAAAATTCATCATTATGATAATTTTAGGCAACAGGGTTCCATATGAATATTTCATGACAAAAGGAAAAGGAGAATCAGATGCTGGGTCAGAAGGGCTACCGTATGAAACCGGTTCTTATGATGCCGCGTTATTTGAAGCGGGAATCCAAAATGCAAACGTGATTGAATACACGAGCGTTATGCCGACCGAATCAAAACAAATCTCAAAAGAAGAGGGACTGAAACGACTTCAGTGGGGCGAAGTGCTTGAATGCATTAAAGCGCAATCAAACGGCAAAAAAGGTTCAAAAATAAGCGCCGCTGTTATGACAACATCCGTCATTGACCCCAAAGGGAAATATTTAGGTGGTTTTGCTGTAGAATATTCAGGTTCAGGAACAAAAGAAGATGCCGAAGCTTCTTTAGCCGAATCTGTTACCGGCATCATTGAGAGAAGAGGGTACGGGAAATTAAAAGGAGGCGGTAATCTTATAATGTACAAGGATAATGTCACAGACAATGGTTATAAAATTCATCCAGGTGCAATTTTTGAGTATGAGAATTTAAAGGTGACAAAAAAACACGGGTCGGTATTTACTGCGATATGTTTTGTGAGCTACAAATTTCCCACCTTGAAATCAAATAAATCAAGGACGAATGCAACAAGAACAAAAAGAAGGAGGACGAAATCAATAAATAAATAAATATAATTATTTCAACTGATTAATAATGTTATATAATTATATACAAGTGTCAAATAATTATTATAAAATGGAACAAGAACAGCCTCAAGAATATGACAATATATTTACATATTTATTATCATTCGTCGTGTTGATATTTACATTTGTTTACAATAATTTCGCATACATTTTCGGAATAATTATCATCATGTTTGGAATACTGGTTTACATGAAAATGACAAAAATTGACTTGAGTTCTCAACCTATGAGCAGGTCTAAAACAGTCATCATTGAAGGAATGACGACCGACAGCAGCGACAACGCGGGTTTAGAAAACGATTTAATAACCCCCCCCATAACCGCCGACCTCGAAACTAAATTAAAATCCGGATTTTGCAAAATGCACGCGTCAAAAAACAGCCCGATGACCGAACTCGACAGTGAGTGCGGCGTTTTTCAAAAATCGTCGTGTTTGAACACAGATTGTTGCGGATGGGCGGTTACAAGCGACAATCCCGACGGAAAATGTCGCGCCGGTGATAAAAGTGGCATTACGTTCAAATATGATGATGCCGATAAAAAAATAGATATTGATTGTTATTATTACAAGGGAAATGCGGGGACAGGAAGCAAGTGTTTAGAATAAAATAAAATACTTAGTTATAATATAATTGAATATTTTCATTTAGATAAAAAAGAACCTGCCATGGCTGAACTTGAATCTTTTTTAAGAGATGGAAACCACAGAAAAAATTATCCCAATGGTGATGTTTATGTAGGCGACTGGAAAGACGGAAGAAAAAATGGTAAAGGCACTATGACATATAGGAATGGTGACACTTATGTTGGCAATTGGGTAAACGGCAACAAAGAAGGACAAGGTACGTCGACCTCTCACATGGGTAGAAGAGTTTATACTGGCAATTGGTCAAACAACCAAAAGAATGGAGAAGGCACGATGACCTCTCGGGTCGGTGGTGAACATGCCGGAGTAGATGTTACTACTTACAAAGGAATATGGGTAAACGACAATTTACCAACTGGCGAGATTTACTATGGAAAAGGTGATAGGAAGAGTGACACGTACAAAGGCGAATTAAGACAGAGATACCATCCGACTGTTGATGGATTGACGGTTTTTGTTCCTCACGGAAGAGGTGGATTTTATAGAGATGATGATGGTACTAAGAGTTACGATAGCAATTTTAACCGCGGTACTGAGTATGGACAAAGCACCACATATTATCCCGATGGTTCTAGATTAACTTCAGAAAATTCAGTAAATAGACCACACCCTTCTCCTTATTTATCAAACCAAAAAAAACCAGTGAGAAGTAAAGGAACATATGGCATGACAGATGTTATGATGAAGGAATTAGACGATATTTATTTCAACGATAGGAACTTAGGCGGAAGTAAAAATAAAACAAAGCGACGACGACATAGTAAAAGTAAATATAAATATCAAAAAAATAAAAAGAGATATAGTTTCAAAAAAAATACAAACAAAAAACGCCGACAAAGTCATAGAAAAATAAATAAATAATTATTATTTATTATTTTACATTTTCGAATAAAATAAAAATTGATATAAATATATATATAGACTTATATCAATAGTATAGTTCAGTCAACCGTTTATAGAAATGATAATCCCGGTGAAATGCGTAACGTGCGGAAAAGTAATTGCCGACAAGTATAGGTATTACCTGAACAAAGTTCGAGAGAAGAAACTTGAAGAACAGCCTGGTGGCGACGATGTAGCCATTGACAAGGTTCTTTATTTAACAAGGCATAATATAAAAAAGACACCCGAGGGACAAGTGCTTGATGACATTGGCTTTACCAAAATGTGTTGCAGGCGCCACTTTTTAACCCATGTTGATATTCAATAATGTTGAAAGTTGAAAAACTATAATTAAAATATTTTTTATTTATTTATTTCAGTCATTAAATAAATAAATAAAAAATTGAATTAAAATTACAATAATATATATTTATATTAAATCATATTAAATCAGAGACCACGCAAAAAAAAGACGATGGCAAATGCAAGCAAAACAATATCTCGACTTTATACTGCAAGGAAAACACTATTGGAGCTACTCTCTACAAGAGGGTATGAAGTGGAAGGATACGCAAATTTCGGCGTGAATGAAGTCAATGCCATGTACACTCACAAACAACTCGACATGTTGGTTGAAATAAAAGGAGAACCAAAATCAAAGGGGTCAAAATCAAAGGGCGATAAGGGCGAAAAAGGCGAAAAGGGCAATAAAGACAAAGATGATGAAAAAGAAAATAAAAAAACATATGTTAAATTTCATTTAGAGAAAACATTGAGCGTTAGTCACATCAACGACTTAATCGAAGACTTGTATGTTTTAGGAGTTGGCGGAGAAATCGGAGGGACGGGGCTCTCTGCCAATGCGAATGACACCGTTCTCACAGAAAAAGACACGCTGATTATCATCACGAAACAAGAAATCAAAACCATGAATCAAGTTTTGAATCAACTATTTTTACAAGGGCGGTTTATTGTGCTGCTGTCACTCGACCGTTTGCAATTCAACATATTGAATCACCAGTACGTTCCCAGTCACACCATTTTAAGCGACGACGAAGTTGGAGAAATGATGAAGAAATACAATGTCATGGAAAAGTCGCAGCTTCCGGATATTTCAAGATACGACCCTGTCGCATTGGCAATTGGAATGAGACCGGGCGAAGTGTGCAGTATCGACAGACCAAGCAAATCTGCCATAAGTTCGCTCTACTATAGAGTGTGCACGCAATAAACAAATAGATAATTTATAGAAAAAAATTAATTTATAACTTATTTACAATTAATTATAACATAACATAACTCACTCATTAATGGGTTGCAAGGCCGAAAGTAAAATACAGACTAAACAACGTCGACACAACTGTAGCCATTGAAATGATTTTTATATATTTTTCATCTTGTAAAAAGAACCGAATGCTCAAAAGCGCAAACGGACTTGATAATAGTAACACAAGAGTATAAATAAAATAAAATAAATATACCTTTTTGTTAATGGTGACATTATTATCAGGATTAATAAAATCATTGCACATTGATATCATTGGATACAACATCCAAAAAAATAATATAAAACTTGCTACAAAAGAAAGTAAATATTCAATGTATAAAACTGTATTTGTAGGGGATGTTGGTGTGTGTAGGTCATTTATCAATAGCATAATCAGTACAATTCCCGATAAAAATACGGGCACAACTTGCCATTGACTTTTAAGTTTCGATAATACAGAACGTTTGCCTATTTTTTTCATATATATTATGATATGTTGTATATTATAATATATTATGATATTATTTAAAAATAACTAATGATGATAATAAAATGACAGCATCATTTGAAATAACATTTACTCCAATTTCAGTATCAAAAAAAAACCACATATCCGTGATTTACTATAATGAACTTATTTCCAAAAATATATGGAGGTGGTCTGATGGGCAATACAACAAATCTAAAATCGGAGATTATTTTGCATTTTATTTTCACAAAAATAAAATAATTTTTCACAAAATACTTGATATTAAAGGTCCTGAAAATAAGTATTTAAATTGGAGTTACAATGATGATAAATCCAGAGACATTTTGATTTTATCACAACCGTTACACGAAATCGGATGGAATGAATGGGAATTATTAAATGGTCCTCAAAGTAGAATGTCAACTTACACCACCACTAATTTAAAAAACAAAAGACCGTTGGTTTACAATTATTTAGAATCAATGCAACCGCCACAACAACTACACAACACAAATACCACAAATAATTATGTTATTTAAAAATTCAAATAAATGTCTCTCGGAATAAAACTCAATATGTATTTATATAATGAATGCGCCTGAACAAATAACCACACCATGAAAAATGGATACGCAAATATTAATACGAATATAATTATGGACCGAGTATTAAACTGGCGATAGTATAACACATACACGAGCACCCAGACAATCGTGCATATCCAGTACAAGTTTCTCACCAAATAATACCACCAAGAAAGCGTCTGTGTTCTTTTTTCCATATAAAATATTTTTCGATTACTAACTGTGGCACCCTGCTCTGCATTCAACGTTTCGCCAAGAACACGGTCTTTCGTCGACACCAACATGTCATTATAAATTGTTGAATTGGCAATCTGAACATCTTGATTCCCAATTTTCGCAATTCCTAAAGAAACTTCTTTCATTATCATAGCGTGTTCATCCTTAAGTTTTTGAATGTCCAGGTCTGCATTATTTCCATATCGTTCTACCAACGATTTAGTGTATGCTTTTGGACCCTCTTTGTTCAACAAATAATCGTGTTGAGCTTGAGCGAATTTTTCCGGGGCAGTTTTAACATTTCTCTCTGCATCTAAATATGCTTTTTTTAATTCACTTTTTTGTCTCTCCATCATGCAGTCCTGGTCACAAGAATTATTAGCTTTCATTGTAATGTCATTTATTGTTTGAATGCTTTGAAGAAGAGCGGTATTATCTGTCATATTGATGATATTGTGTTTATATTTGAAGTTTGAATGAATGCTATAATAACTAAATATTATATTAATTTCATAATTTTTTTATTATAAAATTGAATTTATATTTTTTATATTTCGAAGTTGCAACCGTGCAATCATAATTGCATTGCATCAATCCAATTGTGAAATGATTCCACTTGAAAAAATTAATGCGCGCGACCTTTGTGTCGGAAAACAATACTTGATTGAATATACCGGTTCGCATGTTGTTTCAAATCCACGATTCAAAGGCCATTTTATTGGAAATATTTTGCCTGAATGTGAATACCAATGCATACTTTCTAAATTTACCAACATTATACAAACAGGAAATGTGAGTATTCCTGATTTGAAGTTGCAAGACTGCTTTTATAATTATTATGAAACGGGTGCGCTAACACGCGCATACACAAGACATGTTTTGCAACAAATTACAGGTGACGAAAATTTTACATTTGATAAATATTGATAAATATTGTTAGTTGAACAAATGCACAAATTCGAACATGTTTTTATTTCCTTTTATTCTTCCTTTTATTCTTTTTTGTTCTTTTATTGGATACGGATGCTGCAACATAATTACATTTGGCCTTCACAACATCTTTTGGATAAAAACCATCGGTTGTTGTTATGGTGTCATACATACCCGGCCTTCTATCTCTGAAAAGCCCCCAGCACGCGCGATTAAATCTAACCTTGTCAATGTTGACACTGTGCGTAATAAAAGTTTCAGATGTTTGATTCGCTTCTGCAACAATGGCACCCGTCTCGTCTGTTATGAAACAGCTTCCATAAAATGTGTTTGTGGCTTCTTTGCCAACGCGATTCGACGCAACCACTGGTAGTAAATTTGCTGCCGCGTGTCCTTGCATTACGCGCTGCCAATGTAACCGGGAATCTAATTTTGGGTCTTGCGGTTCAGAACCAATGGCGGTTGGAAACATGAGAATTTCAGCGCCTTGAAGTGTCAAACATCTAGCAGTTTCAGGAAACCATTGGTCCCAGCAAATAGCAACCCCAATTTTAACTATAAAATTATCGACATGACAATCCCACACTCTAAACCCCGTGTCGCCTGGTTGAAAATAGTATTTTTCTTGATAACCAAACCCATCAGGTATGTGCGTTTTTCTATAAATGCCAAGACAAGACCCGTCTGAATCTATCATTATGAGTGAATTGAAATATGATTTCCTACATTTTTCGAAAAAGGATATAGGTAAAACAACCTTGAGTTCTTTGGCCAGATTTTGAAATGTGCGTATAAAAGCATCCGGTTTTATTACAACAGTTCCATCCGCGTTATTTTTATCTTCATCTATAACACTGTGTGCCGTCGAAAAATATTTACCATTCTGTTCGTAACAAAAATAAATATTCTCAAATAATTCTTGTAATAAAATAACTTTGGCGCCACTCTTGGCAGCATCTCGAACCAATTTAACTGCTTTTTTAATATTCGCTTCTATTGAAGTAGAACACGCCATTTGTGTTGTTGCAATTTTGAAAATGCGATGACTCGAATCTTCCTTAATATTATATTCCGTTGGAGACATTTGCGACATTAAATTTTAATTTAATATACAGTAGTATAGTATATAGTAATATACAGTAATAATATAGTAATATATTATTATATTATTATAATTTCCACCTTTACTTCTTACTGCTTGAAAGTAAACGAAAAAGTAAAGTGGTGACAAAAAAATCTATTTATTTTTATTTTTCAAAGTTCGTTTATTGGATGTTTTAAAATAACCAGTTTTCGTATCGGACAACGGTTCTTGTTGAGACATGCAATGTATGTTACCTCCACCCATCAAAATTTCTCTCGCATAAACGCCAACAACTTTTTTACTAGGAAACGCATTCGATACAATTTTTAGAGCTTCTTCGTCGCTTTCACAGTGAAATATAGGGACAACAACCACATCATTTGTGATGATAAGATTTACATGCGAGCCCGCCATTCTTACTCCCGCCTTTCTTTGATATGAACCTTTTACCGCAGGTAACGTGTCAATTTCTTTTTGGGTATAAATAAGCGGAGGTGGATGTGGGACTTTTACAACAGAAAATGGTCGCCCCTTTGCATCCGTTGACGACTCGAGTACTTTCATGGCCGCGAGAGATATACTTTCTTGTTCTTTGTCTTGACACGCATCAGTCCCGCAATTCTTCGGCCACGATAATAGAACTTTGGCAACATCGGCAAACACACATAAATTATCTACATGTCCGTCTGTGTCGTAATCCATAAACACGCCAAACGGCAACCAAATCACCTTGGTCACATTAAGATACTTGCATAACACGTCTTGAATTTGGCGCTTGCTAAGATGTTTATTTCTATTCTTATTAAGTAAGCACTGTTCTGTGGTTATTAATGTACCTTGCCCGTCGACGCTATAAGAACCACCTTCACACGCAAAATTGAAATTTTTATAAAATTGTGTGGATAAAAAATTACTTATTTTCAGCGCAACAAGGGCGTCTAATTCATGTTTAATCTCTTTAGGTTTCCCCCACCCATTGAATTTCCATCCCAATGCTCTTAAATCACGCCCTTTCCCTATCCCCTTATTTTTTTTTATTAAAAACGTTGGAGCAATGTCGCGCAACCAACCATCATTACTTTCAACCTCGCATACAAATATATTTTCGTCGTTTTTAAAATATTCAGTTGCTTTCAACCAAGTGGAAGGTGGCGCCACAATTTGAACAGTCTGATATTGACTAATTGCGCGAGCGACAGTCGCAATCGCAAGTTGCGCTGGAGCAAGACGAAATGTTCCAGGATTACTTGGCCATCCCAACCATGTTGCGCGCTGGGGTTCAAATTCTGATGGCATATAATATCCGTCTCTTCGAGGTATTGCATCAAGTATTGATTTTACTCTTTTATGAGTCGACATTGGTATAATATATATTAATATAATTAATAAAATAATCAATTTTATTAATATATTAATATATCTTATCTTATATATCTTATATTTTCCTTATATTTTTTGATTCAACCTTTATATTTTTCCATAGTTGTTTTCTGAATCATATGCAGCGGGATGTCGGAAATCATTTGAACTAAATTGTCTTCTATCCATTCTTGACATCATCGGTGTAAAACTTTCAGACAGTTTTGATTTAACGGATGGAAGCGTCGTCCCATCTGCGTCTGTGCTTCCACCCGCGCTTGTGCTTGCCGAAGACAAAGACGACGACGACTGAGACGGGTCTGGTGTTCCTCCTTCCATTTCACTTTCTAGTGACGTCGCCTTGCTTGAAAGGGAGTCTTCTAGGGTGGAGGCTTCCGCTGCAATTGAATTGTACAAGCAAGACCGGTCAGTTGACGCCGCCGCCTTTTTGGATTTTGTAGAATTTGACAATTGAGAGCTGAACTTATTCGAATCAAATGGGAAATTATACTCGTCAAAATTTATATTGCTTCTTTGATACATGTCATTGATTAAATAACCAATGTAAACCAATCCGGCAAATAATGTGATTACTACTATAACAGTTACGAGTTCTTGAGGCAACCAGCCAAGGTGCATTAATACGATGAAAAATATAATTACAAAACAAATCAAAACAACTAATTTCATTATTTTAACGCGAGCTGTATATTGCTTATGATAATATGTGTTGATGTCAACCATTCTTTTTGTATTGCTTGTTTCTTGGTTTTCCGCTTCTAAACCACTTTTCTTTATCATCAAATCATTTTCTTGAAGCGTGATAATTTTATTCTTATCTTCTAAATTGGAATTCATTTGTGCATTTACTTTTGAATGACTGCTAGCATTGTTCAAAAGTGTATCGAATAATTTTGACCGAAGTGTTGAAATCGCGGTAATGTCGTTGACAATGGCTTCTTGTTGAGCAATATTGTCGGGCGATGGGTTCGATTTAAGTAAAACATCTAAAGCAATGTATTTGTCATTTTCCAATTTTTGCAAATTATTAAATTGGTCTGTTAATTCATCGTCGCTTGAACCACCTGGCTTTGACGCTGATGATGATGAGAGATGTGATGAGAGATGGGGAAAATTAACGTGAGGGAGATTGAGATGGGGAAGGTGGACGTTGGACATGTTGGGAAGGTGGACGTTGGGGAGGCGGAGGTTTTTTTCTAATACACTTTGTAATGCTTGTATGTCGGGGGTTCCATCTTTTCCATCTTTTCCATCCTTTCCATCACGTCCATCACGTCCCGGGCCAAGTGACCAAAGCGGAGTCGTAGCTGTCGGGACAGTGGGAGCTGTAACGGATGCAGCTGTTAAAGCGGCCGAACTCGGCGCAATCTTTATACCCAGCTTATCCGCTACTTTACCCTCTATCATTTTACCTGTTGAACTTTGTGCCAATTTCTCTAAAGTGCCTAATGCCATCATTGCCGCCATTGTTGGTTTATTTTTTATTTATTTATTATAAAACAATAATAATATATACATACATAAAAATAAAGTATACTATTATTATTAATTAAGAGAACATATTAAATGTTCAATAAATCTAAAATAAGGGAGTAAAAGGAACCTGGAAACCTGAAACCCATCTTTACATTAATGGATTTATTTCATCGAAAGGTAAATCAGGTTTTGAAATGTTGAAATAAGCCATAATGTATTGAACTATAAAGTATATAAATATAATCATGACCAATACTCCAATCGTCAATGCCGTTGATGACATGAACGATGAGCCTTCGCCTTCTCCGCCTTCTCCGCCTTCTCCACCCTCTTTTCCGCCCATGAAAATATTGCTAAACATAACAACAATTAAAAGGATGGCAATGACAAACCACACAGTATAATATGTATAGCTTGATTTCAACTGAATTCGCGTATCTTCTTCTTGTCCGAGCAAAGAATCAGGTGTGAATGACTCCAGAGTTTGTTTATCTTTATTATGAGAATCAAGTTGAGCTATTTTTGATTTTACTACCGAAGAAATGGAATTTGCATCTGCGCTTTTATCTAGCGTTTGTTTATGAGAATCAAGTTTAGATATTTTTGATTTGACTGCCTTGATTTTTTGTTCCATGGCTTTTCTATCGGCCAGCGTAGTTGATTGTTGCGACGATGCTGCCTTTATTAATGCAGTTCCCGCATTCAACATATCTTCGCGCGCTGAAGTCAATGTCTTTTCAACCGTCGGAGAAAATACTAGCGCACTTTTTGCTTTATTCGCATCTTGCATATTTGGAAACGTGTCAATAATCCACACAGGAATGCTGTTCATTTTCGCGAATGGGCGAATGCTGTTAGCAGGGTCTTGTATGGTTACAACTACAAAATTATTGGCATTTTTGCTCCAGTAATTCAGTGATATTCCATTTCCCTGACAATATTCGTTTGCAAGTGTAATTTTTTGATTTATTTCTTCTGGAGTTGGGGGTGTCATGCACGCACTAATCCAGTCACTCATCGCGCGTTCATCATAAGAACCAAAGCCCGTAACACACACAGGTTGCCCCTTAAACTCGCTTATACTGCAACATTTTTGACCGAGAGCTGCAATGCAAGAGCCACTATTATTTGGGTCCGCGCTCCATCCTGGAACGGACACACCTGAAACCACACACGGAAGTAAACTTGCCATTGGAGATGTGGAATCCGGCACAGCGGTTCGAACGTCACCGTTTGAATTTGCAACGCCCATGGCGCTGCAATCAGTTCCGCTCAAAGACACGTCGCAATTAAAACAACTATTGATTGGTGTAAGCGTTTTTACTTGAACAACAAAATAATTATGGTTTTTTAAAAGCTCCTTGTTGAATTCCGAAAGAGCGCTAGAATATGCAGCCATCTTTGAATCAAATGCGTCATCTAGTTTGTCTAAAGGCGTTGTAGTCGCCGCATCTGTTGACAAAACGGTTTCAGGTGTAGAAGATGCAGCTGCAGATGCTACAGCCGCTTGAGGTTGGGAACCGGGTTCCGCTACGGAATCAAACCCTTCAATATTCATTCCCACGATTCTGTTGTTTCCAGTATTTTGTGCTAAATAAGTATTCATGCGGTTTAATTTTTTTTCGTCTTTTAAAAATGCGCGGCCCTGTCTCAAACTAATGTTTTTCAAACTATACATGTCGTTGTCATTTTCATTATCATTCCCACTTCTGTTGTTGTTGTTATCACTCGTTCCAAATATATTATCAAAAAACATGTCTATATGTTATATATATTATTATTAACTATAACATATGTGCAGAAAAACTTGTCAAATTTATTTATATATTAAAATTTAATTAATGTTAAATGTTGAATAATATTGAATAATATTTTGACTATTCATAAAACATAAAAAGTTATTCGTTCGGTTCGGTCACATGTCACGTGTCACATGTCACAGTTCATAGGCAAGGGATTAAAAGGGACAGCATGTCCCTTTAGACAGCATGTCCCTTTAGACAGCATGTCCCTTTAGACAGCATGTCCCTTGCCAATTGAGGAGGGGTCAGAGGGGAACCTAGGTCCCCCCTGTCATACACTTTGTAGTTTTGGTTTGAACATTAAATATAATATTGATGCAGACCCAACTAAATACATGACAGTGCTAAAAAAGGTCGTTTTATATAATTCATTAAAATCGTCCAAGGATGCACCTGCTGCCAATTTTGTATTGTTGAAATTATCGCCCAATTCTAATATACTTGAATAACTATTTTGAGTGGGTGTAATGCTGGCATTAATTTTTGAAATTGTGGTTGAATTTTTATGCACTTGTGACCGAACTTGTTCAAGAAGTTTATTTGCAGCAACCCTATAATTTTGTAACACTTCATGATTCAAGTCTTTTGCGTGAGATTCAGAACTAACGTGACCTGCAGTTGTCATCTTTGTCTTTGTCGTTGTTGTTGTCGTTGTCGTTGTCGTTGGCTTCGGCATTAGTGTTGGCATTGATAATGTTACATTTTTGTGATAGTTTATATGATTTGATTTATATTGACTAATCATATTGTCAAATAAAGAATTCACATTATTTATTTTACTTTGAACGTCGTCACCTGTTGCCATTTTTTGTTTTTATATTGTATATATTTATTATTTATTATATATATACAATTATAAATTTAAATTTATTATCAAGTATTTTATTTATTCAGCAACAGCTTTTGGTGGGGGGGCAGCACCACCACCACCCCCGCCAAACATTGATGACATTCCTGGTATCTTTTCGAACATTTTACCCATTGAACTTGATTCAAACTTGTCTAAAAATGATTGTGCCGTTTTTAAAAGCGGCTCCATGCTTTTCATATTTTCCATCAGCTTTTGCTGCTGGTCCATTAGCGTGTTTGTTTGAGACGTGAGACCTCTCACGCCATCCTGACCCACCAGATTTTCTAAATTATCATATGCCGTCTCTAATGTTTTGGCATAATCAACACGATTATTTACGGGAAGGTCGTCTTCTTCGTTGATGGTTGCCGGGCTGAGTTCGGTCATGGCTTCAGATGTCGATGTCGTCGTTAATTTCTTTTTTGACGCCTTGCCCGATGTTCCTGCACCTGTTACTCCTGAAGGGACTGATGCCGCTGCGGCCGGTTTGGCTGCGGCCGGTTTGGCTTTGGGTGCCGGTTTACCTGCAACACCATCCACCATGGTGGCCGATTCATCAGTAATTGCATCGGGTTTTTTCGCCGCATCAAAACCCTCTTTGCTGTTTACAAGGTTTCTGGATATTACAGTAATAAAATTTGTTAATATCAAAGTTGAAATTAATACAATTGTCATATTTTTACTAAAGTACGTTGATATGAATCCTATCGATAGAAATATCAATAGTGCGTAGCTATCTCTCAATACAATGTAACCAAAAAAATTAATAATTGCTAAAAATGCAACAATGTACAATACATTCTTATCTTGCAGCATGGATTGAATAACCTTTGGAAGTTTCATATGAACGTTCACCATTTTATAATATGTGTATATGTGTATATATAATTAACGCAAGAAAATAATATGTATAAACAATTTACATACAACTCAAAATATATATTATTATAATTTTCTAAACAGTTAATTAAATAAAATAGTTAATTTAAATTCATAAATGGATATGAATCGTACAAATAATCATTCAAAATATAGTTTGGCATATTGTGAAATTTTTAATTCAAAAATACATGGAAAAGATGATTCTAGTTCAAAAAACATTGAATCGCATTTTTTAATTTTTAAAACATTACACAATGATGAATTTCACAACGATGCAGAATTTATCGAAATTTCAAATGATATTTGCATCATAAGAGAGAATTTAAAAAATCGACATTTAAATTATTATCATTCTCACCCGGTCATTAGAAACTATACTAGCATTTTGATAAAAAAAGATTATATATCTTTAGAAATTATAGAGTGTGTTGAACTTGAAGGAGAAGAACACGTGGCAATTTACAAAACATTTTGGTTGCGCATAATTCAGCGCAAATGGAAACGCTATTGCGAGTCAAAAAAGAAACGCCTGGCTGCATTGCTACAACCTTATGGACTATTTATGAGAGAAATCGGCATCTCTTGTTTCTCTTGTTTCAACAATGCCCGTTTCCAACCCAAAATTTTATAATTCCCGTCTACAATTGTGCACCTGTTATTATATTTTTTAAACGTTACTATTCTTGAATATGCTGTCCCTTTTAATCCCTTGCAAATTAAGGAGGGGTCAGAGGGGCGTAATGCTTGGCACCTTGGTTCCCCTGTCCATGCATTATTCGCCCAATTTTGTTCCCCAATGTAAATTTGGTCTCCTTCTATTTTTAAAATTACAGCAATGTGTCCATATGGCGTATCACTCTTGTTTCTTGCCCAAATAATTACATCATTCACTTTGGGCATATTGTTTTTTATTCGGCAATTCTTATTATTTTTAAATGTTTTAAATTTATATTTTTTACCGGTATCCGTTGACTCAACTGTTTTCAATGCAAACACATCTTCAGCACCATCAACCGAATCAAACGTAACACCAAGTTTAGTAATCAGGTACCGTCTGGCGTATTCAACGCACTGCCATTGCATTCCAGAAAATAATTTTTTATTTTGATAACTAATAAAATTATTCAACCCGGATTCAAATGAGTTATTGCAGTTGGAATATGCCGGAACATCTTCTAAATGGCTAATTTTCTCACCAAATGTAATAACACAATTTCTTTTTTTTTTACTATTATGAACTATTTTTTTTACCTTGGAATTTTGTCTTCGTCTTGTTTTATTTTCTCTTACAGAATATCGCATTGGTATGCTATTTATATATTACAATACATTATTTTATATATAAATACATGGGATTATTGACCCTGCCCTACTTTCTACTTTCTAGATTTCCTCGTCATTTTTCTCTGTTTCCTGGATTTCCTGGATTTTCTCCTGGATTTTCTCGTCATTCTCTTCTGTTTCCTGGATTGTCTGTATTTCCTGGATTGTCTAGATTGTCTCGAACCACCTCTTGCAGCATTAAATGCTGCATGTTGGTCTTGAGGAAGCGTGTCTTGAAGGCGCTGTTTCAGCTGATTGCTGAAATTGGAGAGAACCTGTCCAAGAGCTGTGATATTTTCAGACAGGGTTGCATCTTCCGCATCTATCAATCCGCGCATTTTATCAATATCGGCAGGAATGTCTCTCAGAATATTTTCGTACATTTGATTTGCCCTTGTTGATGATTCCAACTGTGCTGTGAGTTCTTCAATTCTTTTATTTAATTCGCCAATTTGGTCATTTAAAATACCAATTTGTCCTTCAGCAACTTCTTGGATTTTACTGTTTGCATTCATTTGAGATTTATCTGCCAAGTCGCCAACTAAACGCTCACGTTCTCCCATTAATTTACTTCTATCTTCAACTACCGCATCCAGTTCGCGCTGTATTTCTCCGCGACCTGCAATGTACTGTTGAATAAATAAAAAATAAGGATTCAGTTCATCCAACATCTTACGGATTTGTTCAGTGTATTCATTTATTTTAACCGAATTTTTTCGTGTTCTAGATGCAACTTGTGCCAAACCCATCAGTTTATTTCTTATTTGAACAACGGACAGACTTGCTTTCAAATACTCCGGCTTATCAATAGCAAGTTTTCTTCGTCGAAACGTTTGCGCACGCGGCGAGTTGCGTCTTGGGGATGACTTTCGCCGTGGTGGTGGCGAATTGCGTATTTTTGGCGACTTTTTGGGCGACTTTTTTTTCAAACCCAGTATTTTCCTTATTAGTGGAGTCGGTGATGAACCCATTGACGAGTCACTACTATCCATCATGTTAAATCTAGGCGACCCTTGCGGTTCATAATCAGAGGCGGTTAGATTCATAGACTCATCTGCTGCCGAAATGGGAGAAAGAGAATACCCTGAAGGCTCTTGTGCTTCTGGAGAATCCCAAGGCTGTTGTTGCGCTTGTTGCTGTTGTTGACCCTGTTGCTCTTCAGGCGTAACCATAACCATTGACTCGGAAAGATTCGGTTCAACAGCAGCAGCAGCAGCATCAACAGCAGCATCAACAGCAGCATCAACAGCAGGAGGAACTTCAAGGTCAGCGGCAGCAGGAGGAGGGGGGGGGGGGACTTCAATGTTTACACCAATGTCAACAGGGTCGGCGGCAGCAGCCACTGGTGAAGGAATCCCCAATCCTCGTCGTTCTCTTCGTCCAATATCATTTTTTCGTTTTGTTTTTGGTGGCATTTTATTTTAAATATATAATAACATAATATTTTATATTTGAAATCAAATACTTATGAATAACGCAATTTTATACTAAAGTTTATCAGTTTGTTTCACATCTTTTGTTATTTCACCTAATGTTTGTAAAATTTGTTCCTGTTCCCTCTTAATTTTGAATAAATTACTATCCGTTTGATTCGTTTCACCGTTAATTTTATCGATATATTTTGAAAGCTCTTTATATTTTTCTTCCCGATTACTTCCTTTCATTTGCAACATATTCTTCAATTTTCGTATTTCTTTGAAGATTAATTTTTGGTCCCTTTTTATTCCAGCCACTATTGCGCTGGGTACTTTTTTTTTGATTGAAACTTCTAGATTTTTACCTTGCTCATCTTCTTCTTCGTCATCTTCTTCGTCGTCTTCTTCATCTTCGTCGTATTCATCGTCTTCGTCCCGCTCAACATTATGGTGGTGGTGGTGGTGGTGATGGTGATGATAATGGGTTTTTTGCTTGGATGATTCTAAATTCTTCAAATATTTCAACAGTCTCTCTAAAGCCCCAATCTGCATTGTTATTTTAGTTTTAAACTCTTCATAATAATCGTCATACATTCTTATAATGTCTGCTAAATGCGGATTAGATTGTGATTGTTTTTTTATAAACAACCTATTTCTTAGAATTTTATTTCTAGTTTCATCCTGTTTGCATTTCAAAATATGCATGCGCGCATCTCTATTAAACAAGGAGAATGCAGTATCTTGTTCTTCACTTGCACTTGAATCAATATAATCCGGTTTTAAAATCAAAATGCTCTTATGAAAATTCATTTATTATGAAATGATATAAAAATATTTTTGTTAATATTCTTTATAACAAATATAATAATAAATGAGCATTGTAACATTTACAGATATTTTCGGTAATAGCACACAAGTTAAACTTGAAGAATGCATACCTCTTGAACTGAAACTAAATCTTACACGATACGGTGAAAAATATAGAGAACTTGGTAATTTTCTATACAAGTACAAAACACAGTATGGGTATAGCGGTCAATTGCCATCAACTAAAATGGTCAGCGCGGAAGAACTGGCATTTATAGGCGAGCTGCGTAAAATGAATTATGACGAATTGTTGAAAAATCACTCGGAAAATTGGAGCAAAGATTACTACTACAAGTAATTAAACGTTCAAAAATATCTTTTTTTTCTTATGATAAATGATAAGAATATAATCAAAGAGGGCAAACTAATCAAGATTTTCCGTATAAATTATTTATTAAGAATATATAAAAATCTTTTCATATTAATATTTACAATTAAAAGTTAAGATATTTTAGGAATGTCAAAAAAATCAACGCCGAGTGCAACAACTTTGAGTGAACCTCTTTTAACCGAAGACGATAGCCGCTACGTAATGTTTCCGCTGAAAGACCACGACATATGGCGAATGTATAAAAAACAAGTGGATTGTTTTTGGCGAGCCGAGGAAATAGACCTTTCAAAAGACGGCGTTCATTGGCAAACCCTCGAAGCAGACGAAAGATATTTTATATCAATGATTCTCGCATTTTTTGCCGCTAGCGACGGAATTGTTCTGGAAAATTTGGCGGTTCGATTTATGGGAGATGTTCAGCTCGCTGAAGCTCGCGCTTTTTACGGATTCCAAATCGCGATGGAAAATATACACTCGGAATGTTACAGTTTATTGATTGACACATACATTAAAGACTCGGAAGAAAAAATGAGGCTGTTTAATGCAATAGACAATTTTCCGTGCATTAAAAAGAAAAGCGATTGGGCGAAAAAATGGATTCACGATAAACGCAGCTCGTTTCAAACTCGGTTGATTGCATTTGCGTGCGTTGAAGGCATCTTTTTTTCAGGCGCATTTTGTTCTATTTACTGGATGAAAAAACGCGGCTTGATGCCCGGACTCACGTTCAGCAACGAACTCATTTCGCGCGACGAAGCGCTTCACACCGAATTCGCGGTGCTGCTCTACAATAAAATGACGAAACACCTTCCCAAAACGCGCGTGCAAGAAATCATTAAAGAAGCGGTTGAGATTGAAACCGAATTCATTTGCGAAGCGCTGCCGTGTCGCCTCATTGGAATGAATTCCAAGCTGATGATTCAATACATTGAATTTGTTGCCGACCGCTTGCTTTTGCAGTTGCAGTGCGACAAGGTGTACAATTCTTCCAATCCGTTTGATTTCATGGAGCTGATAAGCATCGAAGGAAAAACCAACTTTTTTGAGAAACGAGTGAGCGAATACGCGCTTGCAGAAAAAACGAAAACGGACGACATTTTTGATTTTTCCACGTTGTTTTAGGTTGTTTCAGATTTTAGGAACCGTTTGAAAAAAATTCACATAATATATATAATAAATAAATATATATATATATATTAACCATCAATCTATCAATGCAACCACAGCAACCACAGCAACCACAGCAACCACAGCAACCAGAAGAACAATTAACAAAGGATGAACTTCACCATTTTTTTTATTATGTTCAAACATACGGTCCCATTGGTATAAAACCGCATCGTGATGTTGCCGTCCAAATTGTAGATGACATATATAGTAATAATGAAAATTTTGATGAATCCGATATAAGTGGATTAATAAGTTATTATGAAACACTTGTCCCAATATTTATTGCATATGAAGATAAAGAATTCCAGATTAATTATTCTGAAAAGATTAAGCTAGCTAGACAAATGTTAGATGAAGATGAGGATAAGAGTGAATTTAAACCTCTTGTAGATTCATTTAAAGCTAAATTTGAAGACAGTGAATTGAATCATCCAGCCGTTTTGGTGGCAATTTTACTATGTTGTGATTTAATCCCTTCTGATGAAGCATTCAAAATTTTTATAAAATTTTGTACAACACAAATTAACGATTTAAATAGTTTTTTGAATTTTACTTCATTATTACATGAGTGGAGCAAACTTTTAAAATCATTGTTATTTACAACTATTGACTGCGACGGCGCGAGGAGTAGCCCCGGAGGATGCGCTATCGGTAACCCCGACGACTTTGATGCCCTTGTCATTGCCACAAAGTCTAGACAAGAAACAAGGGATTATAAAAATGCACTATATTGTACTGCTCTTTATCTACAGGAACGCAACATTCTTACCAAAGACACAGTTGAAACTCTACTTGAGAGTGTTAAACAAATGAGGATATTTCAAATTGAAATTTTACATAATATGCCACCACAGGCACAGGCACAGCCCGCAGATGTTGAAACTGACAGATTGATAAAACTTGCTGAAACTACTTTTGAAACACATGAAATCTTGCCATTTGACAAAGCAAATGAATTAGCACGTCTTCCACATGTAATAATAAGAGTGAATAAATGTTCTCAACCTCCTAAAGATTATGAAAGAATGTTTCCAGCAAAAATAAAATCTACTCCTCTTTCTGTTACTGCTGACACATCACCAATGTTTCCAATGTTTCCGGTTCCCGTTAAAATGCACGATTTGATGTCAGGTTTTCAACTTCCTTCTTCTAAAAAATTCGGTGAAAAAAAAGAGGAGCATAAAAAGCTTGTGGTTAAAAATCCAGACGTTCATAAAGTTAAAGGTGCCGAAATTAAGAAGAATAAACAAATTATATACGCACAAAAAAAATTAATTTTAACTTCTCGAGATGATGCGAAAAGTGAATGTGATGATGCGTTAGAACTTCTAAAAAACCCAACTAAAAGTAATTTAGAAGATGCAAAAAGTTATATAACAAAATCTGAAACGGCTGCAACTAGAGCTGAACAATCTTTTGAAAAAGTAAAAGAGGCTGTCGGTACAATAATTTCTTCATGTAGAGAATTACATGAGGATGATGTTAAGGTCATTGCTAAAAGTAGAACTGACAAAACAACAGTCGAGGCCGATGCTGCAATAGAAGTTTCATTACAAGCCAGTCAAACGTGTGAACAAGAAGTTCGTGCCGAAGTCGCCTTGATTGAAGGTGTCGTTAGTGAAGCTCGAAGTCATGCAACCACAGCTCGAACTGCTTTTAATGCTGCTAATCAACTAGTTCCTGTGGTGCCGCCAAAAACCGAAGCCCAAAAAAAAATGGAAAAACTACAAGCTGCTACTGCTGCTGCAGAACAAAAACAAAAAGATGCTGCTGCTGCTGCAGAACAAAAACAAAAACAAAAAGATGCTTCTGCAAAACAAAAACAAAATGCTGCTTCTGCTGCTGCTGCTGCTGCTGCTGCTGCTGCAGAACAAAAACAAAATGCTGCTGCTGCATTCAAAAGGAAGCAAGAAGAAGCTATTGCTGCTGCTGCATTGAAAAGTAAGCAAAAAGAAGCTGCTGCTGCCGCCAAAGCCGGTATTGACGACCTCTTGACTCGTGTCGATGCTAGTGTCGATGCTAGTGTT